TGTAAAGGCATTAACTATAGCAGGATTCAGTCTAGGTGCAGTTAATCTATTAACTGAATTTATGGGTACATACTCATGGGCAGGACATAATGATAGAGAAGCAGGAGATACATTACTTATTGCAATGGGTAAAGCATTAGAGAATGGAGATATAGAAAATTATGTTAAACTAAGAGTATTATTTGATGAACAGAATAACCCAGATGCATGGCAGAACATAAAAAATAATACTCCATATGTCAATGTTATAGAATCTAGTGAGAGGGGTAGAGAAGGACATGCTGCATTTATAGAGATACTAGATGATATTGCAGAGAATCTAAATAAACCAAGTCAATTTGAGATAGATCGAGAGAATCAAAGAGAACTAGACGAGGAACAAAGAATAAAAGATCAAGAAGCATTTAATGCAAATGCACAATTAAATAGAGATTTGAAAGCAGAAGCAGATGAAAAGAGAAGACAAGATAATGAAGAACAGAGAATAAAAGATCAAGAAGCATTTAATGCAAATAGAGATGAACAAAGAGAAAAGGACCTAGCACTAGCAATAGAGAAGAATGATCTATTCAAAAAGGCAACTCAAGGACAAACTAAAGAACAAAAGAGTGCATTAAGTTTTGGATTAATTAAAAGTATATTACCCTTATTATTAAGTACAGTTTCAAAGGATAGTTGAAAGGAGGAATAACATGGAAGAAGAAATAAGTGAACAAGTAGAAGAAGTATCTCATACACCTTTACTAGATGATGCTAATAAAACTACAGCTGAACTCAAAGAACAATTAGATCGTAAAGAAGAATTGTTGAAAAGAGAAGAACAACTCTTAGTTAAACAAACTCTAGGTGGACATGCAAATGCAGGAAAACCAGAAGAAGTTAAAGAAGAAACTGCAACTGAATATAAAGACAGAGTTATGGCAAACAATGGATAAAGAACCTAAAGATTTAGGAATAAAGATCGGAACTAAGATAGAAGTTCTATGGACTAATGTTAAAAGAGAATCTGAATTATTGATAAATCAATCTGAGAATAATTTAATTATACAGAAAGAAATGCTTAAATTAGCAGAATCTAAAATTGCAGAAGAACAAAAGGTTTAAATATAACTACTGGCTGTGAATGACATGGCACTTGAATGCGTACTTATACATGAAACAGAATTACCTATACCTATGACTTGTGCAGATGGTGCTGCAATAACTAAAGGTTCTATATTAGCTCTAAGTGATCCTAATACAGTTGCAACTACTACTGGAGATAATGATGTTGTTGCAGGAGTTGCAGCAGAATCTAAAATTGCAAATGATGGAGTAACTAAGTTAGCTGTTTACAAAAGAGGAATATTCAAAGTCTTTGTTGGTGCAGGTGGTTGTACTGTTGGTGCAGCTTTAATTACTGATACTGCAACAGGTGCTGCAAATGAATTAGCAACTGCTGATATTAATAGTGAAAATATATTTGGTAGAGCATTAGAAACTGGTGCAGATACTGAAAGCATATTAGCAGAATTAAATCCTTTTACAATGAATTTAGCTTAAGATGGCAACTAGTGGTGAACAAACAATTAGAGGACTAGATATTGATAAACTAGCAAAAGGTTTTGCTGATGAAGAAAATGTTTTTAAGAGAATTTGTACAGTAAGTTCTACTGCTGCAAGAGAATTAAGATGGTATAAGAAAACAAGTGGATTCTTAGACTCAGTAGATACAACAGGTATAACATCAAGTCAAATTGCAAATACTTCTAGTCGATCAATGCCAGTTGTAGTTGAACAATCTTGGACAAGACAAACTTCTTACATAAGAAAGTATTTTGTAGAGTCTCCGTTAATTTCAATGGAAGATATTAAAGATACAGACATAGATATTCTAGCAACTAATGTGAGAGACTTAGTTAGAGCTGTATCTCGTCAAGTTGATAAAAGAATTTATGATGTTCTTAGTGCTAATGTTGGTAATACAACTGCTGCAACTGCAACATGGGATAATGGAACTCAAGCTAATGTTAATATTGTTAAGGATATACTAACTGCAAAAAGAAAGATTAGACAGAAAGGTTATAATCCAGAAGGTGCATGGTTATTATTGACTTCTCTAGATCACGAGTTAATGTTAACTAATTTAATATTCACTAAGGGATCAAGCATACCAAACTTCTCTAGTGATAAGATGGGCAATGGTGTAGTTATGGATATTCTAGGATTAAAGGTTGTTGTATCTGAGAATGTAGATGCAGATGAAGCAATGGTTGTAGTAGGACAAAGAGCTTTAACATGGAAAACATTTATGCCAATAACAAGTGTTGTAATTGATGAACCTGGAATTGGAAAGAAGATAAGAGTATGGGAAGAAGGAGAATGTTTGAGTACAGACCCAGATGCAAGTGCTGCTATTACAAACTTAAATTCTTAAAATGAGTAAAGAAGGTTCTCTTAAACGAATTGAAAAGTATAAAACTAACAATCAAGATGATTTCTTAAAAGATGAACAAGATTTTTATGATTTAACCTATGGAAAAGTTGTTGACAAAAAAGAAAAAGCTATAAAGGAGTAGTTCTTATAATCTCTATGGTAACAGAATTTAAAGCAGAAATTATTGATGGTGTAGCAACTGTTAAGGCTATCGTTGAGAAGGATGGTAATAATGTTAAGGTTCATGTCCCATCACTAAATTTAATTCAAAAACTAACTAACGATTTGGAAAATAAATAAAATGGCAAGTGGAATATATAATAGATTTAAAGCAAACATATTAAACAAAATATGTGACATGGAAGCAGATGTTATTAGAGTTGCACTTCTAACTAATTCTCATAGTTTCACTGCAGCTCACAATACTTTCTCTCAAGTTTCAGGTAATGAAATTAGTGGTACAGGATACACAGCAAACGGAGAAGCACTAGCAAGTAAAGCAGTTACACAGGCTGCTACAACTAAATTTGATGCTACCGATTTAGCTTGGACTACAGCTACCTTTACAGCAGCTCATGCAGTTATCTATGATGATACCCTAGCAGGTAATGACTTGATAGGTTCTATAGATTTCGGTGGGAATCAGTCGGTTGTTGCAGGTACTTTTACCATCCAGTGGCACGCTGACGGCATTATAACTCTAGCTTAAAATGGCTCTTTCTGACAATTTAGATGCTTACTATGATTTTGATGAGACTTCAGGTACTACTGTCAATGATCAAGTAGGAACTAATGATGGAACTCACAGTGCAGGGGTTACTGTTAATCAGACAGGTAAAATTGATAAGTGTATATTATTAGGAGGGGAATCAGCCCCACCAGTTTTAGATATTCCAAGTGATGGCTATTCTACTAGTTGGAGCTTTTCTTTATGGATGAAAAAGGCAAGTGGGGGAGATTCTGCCAGTCAAAGAATCCTTGAAGGTGAAGGGGGGAGCAATCCAGTTTTTACTTTTGAAAGTACAAGTGCGACTGAACTTACTATTTATGGGGGGGGAGGGGCTACACAATGGGATACAGGATGGGTTCCTACGAATGGTACTTGGTATCATGTGGTTTATGTTATGGATACAGCAGGTACAAATACACAATATCTTTATATTAATGGATCAGAGGAGGCTACTCAGAACAACACAAGAACGCATACAGGTAGTAATTGGGTAGTAGGCAATAATAGTTCAGGTACTAGAACTTTTGCAGGAAATATTGATGAACTGGGATTCTGGGATAAGGCATTATCAGCAGCCGAAGCCAGTGAGCTCTATGGGGGAGGCAGTGGGAAAAGTTATCCATATTCAACAAACATAACATTAACTCCAGCAGCATTAACACTATCAACAACACAAAAAGAACCAATCATAAAAGTTTTAGTTGCTTCTTTGGCTATGAATGTAGGTGTAGGATTATTATCTCCAAACATGGAAATACCAGAAATACCTTCTCACATCGTAGTGGGTACTGGAGGAATAGGTACTCGATTTATAAAAACTGAATGGCCAGTAGAAGAAGGACTTGAAGCAGGTACTCAAAAACAAAAAGGTAGAATTATGAACTTAGTTCCTACAATGTCAAATGTTACTAGAAATGATTCTATTGGTATAGATAATTAACTAAATTCTAAATCCCCTTATAATGTTTTCTCCACACCAAGGAGTCGAAAACCCACCGTATTGGTAATTCCTAAACCCTCAATGAGTGGTTTTATCGTCGCTGTTGTTAGTTTATACATATGTTTATTAAGTGTGTGTGCCTCTATATATCATGGATTATAAGGAGGTAAAAATTTAAAATGGAAATTGAAAATAGAGAAAGTCGGATTATAGATGTAGAGCATAAAGTCAGTAAGGCAGGCGTACCATATGTTAAAGCAAAACTTGACAATAATAAATGGTACTCTTGTTTCGAAAAGAATGTTAGTGAAGATTTAATTAAGTTTAAAGGTGGTATGGCTGTTATAGGGCTTGCTGATCGTGGAAATGACTTTATAAATATTGTTTCGTGTGGTTCTAGTGATGGTTTAAGGAATGTTATTGTTAATCCTCAAGTAGAGAAGATAGAGGTTAATAACACACCTAAACCCCCAGTATCTACTAAGAACAATACTGATAAGAATTGTGAGTTGATGACAGCTAAAGACTTGTTTATATGTTTATTAGGTCGGATAAAAGAAACTGATCTCCCAAACAATGAATTATTTAGTGTTCTTATGTCTACTTCAACTGACTTAGTCAAACAAGCCAGAGAGGAATTGGATTTATAATGGATTTATATAATAAA